CCTGATATGTTTATAAAAGACTGGAATAGAATACCTAGAGTAGCAAGAACAATACCTTTTGGCTATGAGATAGATCCTGAAGATGAAGACTTCTTAGTTCCGATAAGTATACAGTTAGATGCACTAGACAAAGCAAAACAGCATCTAAAACAATATAGCTACAGAGAAGTAGCAAACTGGCTGACAAAACAAACAGGCAGATACATATCACACACTGGACTAAGAAAAAGAATAGAAGTTGACAAAAGACGTAAGAAAGCAATTACAATTAAACGTAAGTTCGCCCGAAGGCTCGAAAAAGCGATTAATGAAATCAAGAAGCTCGAAGAGCAATCCCTCGACTGCTTCACCACCAATAGTAACGCAAGAGCCTGAGACATCAATAGTTCTACCAGAACCATCAGAGGTAGAACCTGAAGTACTGTTTAAACCAAATGAAGGACCACAAACAGACTTCTTAGCCTCGTCAGAACGAGAGGTGTTATACGGAGGAGCAGCAGGAGGCGGTAAGTCTTTTGCAATGTTGGCTGACCCACTACGCGGTATAAACAACCCAAACTTTAGTGGGCTGTTAGTTCGACACACGACAGAAGAGTTAAGAGAACTCATACAAAAATCTCAGGAGTTGTATCCAAAAGCAATTCCGGGGATTAAGTGGTCAGAAAGAAAGTCACAGTGGGTGAGTCCTAAGGGGGGCAGACTGTGGATGTCATACCTAGACCGTGACCTAGATGTAATGCGCTACCAAGGTCAGGCATTTAACTGGATAGGATTTGACGAACTTACTCAATGGTCTACACCGTTTGCTTGGGACTATATGAGATCACGACTTAGAAGCACAGATCCATCACTAGGACTGTACATGAGAGCAACGACAAACCCCGGAGGGGCAGGACATCAGTGGGTTAAAAAGACGTTTGTAGATCCCTCACCTGCAAACACACCGTTTTGGGCAACGGAGTTAGAAAGTGGCAATGTTATTACATTTCCAAAAGGTCATAGCAGAGAGGGGCAACCTCTTTTTAGAAGACGCTTCATACCTGCTAATTTGTTTGACAATCCTTATCTAGCTGAGTCAGGTGACTACGAGGCAATGCTATTGTCTCTACCTGAGCATCAAAGAAGGCAGTTACTAGATGGTGATTGGGATGTAGCAGAAGGAGCTGCGTTCCCAGAGTTCAACAGACAGATACATGTGGTAGAGCCATATAAGATACCTGCAAGTTGGACAAAGTTTAGAGCGTGTGACTATGGTTATGGAAGTTACTCTGCTGTAGTCTGGATAGCCATAACACCTGCAGAGCAGTTAGTAGTATACAGAGAGTTGCAGGTATCAAAAGTTCTAGCGGTAGATTTAGCAGATATGATACTACAGTTAGAGGCAGATGATGGTAGAATACAGTACGGAGTTTTAGATAGTTCGCTCTGGCATAAACGTGGAGATACAGGACCTAGCCTTGCAGAACAGATGATTGTGAGAGGATGCAGGTGGCGACCATCAGATAGAAGTAAAGGGAGTAGAGTTGCAGGTAAAAACGAAATACACAGAAGGTTGCAAGTCGATGAGTTCACTAAAGAGCCTCGTATGGTTATGTTCAATAATTGTACAAATCTCATCTCTCAACTGCCCTCGTTACCCTTGGACAAAAAGAACTTAGAGGATGTAGACACGAATAGTATGGATCATATGTACGATGCACTACGTTACGGCATAATGACCCGACCAAGAAGTTCCATATGGGACTATAACCCTGTAAATCAGCGAACAGGCTTTCAAGTCGCTGACCCTAGTTTTGGATATTAAATATGGCAGAAGAAAACGAAGTAGCATTTGACACAGCAGGTGTCTCAGCAATGCAAGACAACGATCCTGCGTTGCGTTCAGAGGGTGACGTAGTAGCGTTTGTACAAGGTAGATTTAAACGAGCAGAGGATGTAAGACAGCAAGACGAACAACGATGGCTCAAGGCATATAGAAACTACAGAGGATTGTATGGTCCTGATGTGCAGTTCACCGAAACAGAGAAGTCACGAGTGTTTGTAAAAGTAACAAAGACAAAAACTCTTGCAGCTTACGGACAGATAATTGATGTTTTGTTTGGCAACACCACGTTTCCTCTCACGGTAAATCCTACTAAGCTACCAGAGGGTGTAGCAGAGTCGGTGCATATAAACATAGACCCAAACGCAGAAAAAGGATTGGATGATCTTAGACAGGCTTTTGAAGATAAACCTTCAGAGCCTTATTTGTTTGCGCCAGACGGAAAGTTAAAGCCCGGTGAAACGGTTGCTGATTTGCAGAACAGACTAGGACCTTTGACAAATAAACTAGAGAATGTATCTGAGAAGTTGATAGAGGGTGATGGACAAACACAATCAACTGTAACCTTTCATCCAGCGATGATAGCAGCAAAGAAGATGGAGAAAAAGATACATGACCAGTTAGAAGAGTCAGGAGCAAACAAGCAGTTACGTAATACAGCTTTTGAGATGGCACTATTTGGTACAGGTATCATGAAAGGACCTTTTGCCTTAGACAAAGAATATCCTAACTGGAATGAAGAAGGCAACTATGATCCAACAATAAAAACTGTTCCGTCCACAGACCACGTATCTATATGGAACTTCTACCCTGATCCTGACGCATATAATATGGATGAAGCAGAATATTGTGTACAGAGGCACAAGCTATCTAAAACACAAATGCGTAATCTAAAGAATAGACCATACTTTAGAGAAGAGTCGATTGAGTTATGTCTAGACATGGGGCCGCAATACGACAAGAAGTATTGGGAAGACGACATGAAGGACTATGCAATAGAGAACTACACAGAGCGTTACGAAGTGTTAGAGTTCTGGGGATATGTGGATGCAGATATATTAGAAGAGAACGGTATAGATATACCTGAAGAGTTAGCGGATGTAGAGCAGATAAACTGTAATGTGTGGGTATGTCAAGGTCATGTTCTAAGAATGGTGCTTAACCCATTCAAGCCAGTGCGTATACCTTACTATGCTGTGCCTTATGAGCATAATCCATACAGCTTCTTTGGTGTGGGTATTGCAGAAAACATGGACGATACACAGACATTGATGAACGGTTTTATGCGTATGGCTATCGACAACGCAGCACTGAGTGGCAATCTGATTATGGAGGTGGACGAAACTAATCTAGTTCCCGGACAAGACCTCAGTGTATATCCCGGAAAAATATTCAGAAGACAAGGCGGCGCACCCGGACAAGCTATCTTTGGTACAAAGTTTCCAAACGTGGCAGCGGAGAACATGCAACTGTTTGATAAAGCCAGAGTGCTTGCAGATGAAAGCACAGGCTTCCCAAGCTTTGCTCACGGACAGACAGGTATACAAGGTGTAGGACGTACAGCATCAGGTATATCTATGCTGATGTCTGCAGCTAATGGTTCTATCCGTAATGTTGTAAAGAATGTGGATGACTATTTGTTAGCACCGATGGGTAAAGCGTTCTTTAGTTTTAATATGCAGTTTGACTACGATCCTGACATCAAGGGCGACTTAGAAGTCAAAGCTCAGGGTACAGAAAGCTTAATGGCTAACGAAGTGCGTAGTCAAAGACTAATGCAGTTCTTACAGGTTGCATCTAATCCTGCACTCGCACCGTTTGCAAAGATGGATTATATTATTAGAGAGATTGCAAAAGCTATGGATCTTGATCCAAACAAAGTTACAAATAGCTTGCAAGACGCTGTGATACAGTCTGAGATATTCAAGAAGTTTCAGGCACAACAACCACAGCCACCACAAGCCCCACAACCGCAAGAAGGTGAGCAAGTACCACCTGCACCTGCAGGAGCAAACGTGCAAGACACATCAGGTGGTGGGGGATCACAAGTAGGTGTTGGCACAGCACCACTACCAGATGAAGAAGGATTTTCAGGTAATGTCTAAGATTAAAGAGTTAACGAATAACAAACAACTATGGGATGCTTTTGTAGAGGAGCTACAAAGATCTATCGTAAACTATCAGCGAACAATAGAGCAAACAGAGAAGATGTCTGATATATACAGACTGCAAGGTGCTATCTCTGCTCTTAGACGCTTGATGCAACTAAGGGACATGATGAACGGTGGTAAGTAGACTTTTAAAAGAGTCTTTACAAAAGCAAACTGACGAGGCATTTCCTGACCAGTCTGTTGCAAAACAGGTTGATGACACAGTTCCCCCTGAAGAGGTAGGACTTCTAAAAGAGGCTAAAGAGTTTGCACTAGATGCCACACCTGTTGTTGGAGAAGTAAGAGCCGCTAAAAGAATATACGATGCAGTTAAAAATCGTAATTTAGTAGAGGCAGGAGTTGAAGCTTTAGGACTGGGTTTAGGTCTTATTCCCGGAGTTGGTGATGTTGCAGCTAAAGGTGTAAGAGGTGCGTATAAAGCTATTAAGGGAGCAGACTTTCAAAATTACGTACCAGAAAAAACAAGAACAGCGTATAAATTATTTGTAAAAGGTGATGACGAAAAACTATATCCTCTTTTTGTTAATGCTACAAAAGAAGTACCAAAAGATAAATGGATAGAAGCAGATTTTCCTAGTGCAGCATTTAAAGCTAAAAATGGTAAAATGTATGTTCCTAGTAAGGGAGGTAAAAGACAAGCTACAAAATACTACGATGCAGAAGGTTCAGAGATATCAAAGAAAGAGTATGACTCTCTTGGTGCAAATCAAAAAGAGTTCGCTAGTGTAGTTAAAGGAGAACAAGCTAAGGGTACTGGAGTAGCTATAAATATTCCTGATGAAGCTACTAGAAAGAAACTTATAGATGAAGGCTATATTACAGAAAAAGCAGGAAAAACAAAAGAAGCTCCTCATGGTAAAGTAACAGCAGTGGCTGCTCGTCCGGGGTGGCACGCAAGTCAGATGCCAGTGGCTACACATATAGGACCTCAAGACATAAAGATAAACATTGAGGAAAGATTAAAACTACTAAAAGCAGGAATAACACCTGAAGCTATAAAAAGAAGAGGCAAGCAGTATTACGTTAAACGCAGAGCAGAAGATCACGTTTATGCCGAAGTGCAGATGGCTGATGATGTAAACTATCAAACAGCACTATTAAACTCAAATAAAACAGACATAAACAATTTTGTTCCAAGAGGAGGTAGTTATAAGTATGTAGATGGGCAAGCAGACAGTGATAAGTGGGTTGTAGGTGGTGATATAAAAGTAACAAAAGTACTATCAAGAGAAGAAAGCAGAGCTTTACAAAAAAAGCTCGGTGTAAAAGACTTACCATATAGAAGCGAGATTGAAGCTATACTAGGTAAAAAATTTAATGAAGGTGGTTTAGCAGGAGGGAAAACTATGTACGAGGGTGTAGACGATTATCAGCTTAACTCTATGGGAGAAGATATGGCAGAGAACACAACAGAAAAACAAATGAATTTTGCGTTCATGCAAGAGGGCGGTGTCCTTGCGGATGACGGTGTGGACAGAGATCCAGTAAGCGGAAACGAAGTACCGTCAGGTAGTATGGCAGAAGAGGTCAGAGATGACATACCTGCTATGCTTAGTGAAGGCGAATATGTTGTTCCTGCAGATGTTGTTAGATATCACGGCATACAAACATTTGAAGACCTGCGTAACGAAGCTAAGGTGGGTCTACAGAGAATGGAAGCAGACGGACGTATTGGTGGACAGCCTGTGCAAGAGCAAGATGAGTTACCTTTCTCCGTAGAAGAGTTGCAAGTAACAGAAGCGTACAGAGGCGGTATCATGGGTTTTCAATCAGGAGGTGATACAGGTTCGTATGAAGAAGCATTTGGTCAATCCTATGTGCCAAATCAAAGATACGGCTCTATGGGAGCTTCAGGTCTAGGCTTTCAGCTACGTAACTTTACAAGCTCTAAGACTGGCAAAAAAATAACTGTGCCATTCTTTAATGGTAAACCTATGCAGTACATACCACCAGAGTACACCGCTTCTGATGTAGCAGGTTCAGGAGTTACAGGAGCAGTATCTGATGACGCAAGTAGACAAGAGGACGAGGCTGAAAAAGCAAGACTTGTGAATCAATTTGGGACAAGTCCTACAGAATTAACACCTCTTGCAAAAGGTATTGTCGATAAAGTTATTGCAGGAGAAGGAACAAGACAACAAGGTAAATCTTTTGATCAATACACATCTCAGGACTGGAGTAATTATATTAGAAACGCTGATAGTAAAACAGCAGATGTAACATCAAAGCTACCTGTAATTGGACTGTTACAAAGAATGAGTGAAAAAGCAGCACGTTCTTTTGCAAAAACCGCACTAAGGGCAGGAAAAAACCCTGCAACAGAGCAACCTTTAAGCACTGAAGAAAAATTAACACTAGAAAGAGTGTTGATGGTTGCTCCTAATACGAGCATGACCGAATCTATTATAAACGCTGTAACAGGTAGAGGAGAAACTATACAGGGACTTCCGTTGACTGAACAGGCAGGTTTTGAGTTTGGAGATCCCATCACAGAACAAGTAGATACCTTTGATGGTAAGAAAAAAGATGTGACTTATAAACCTGTAACCAAAATGCCTGACGACTTGCTACCTGACCTATCCAGTTTCAAAGAAGCTGAACCCACAGGACCTTTCTACAAAGCAGGAGAAACAGATGCAACTGTTATAGAAAAAGATTTAGATCCTGCAGTCACACAACAAAATATAGTACAGACAGAACAGGTTGATGATCTTCCAGATTCCCCTGAGAAAGATTCTTTAATCCAAAAACTGAAAGATGTGGGTTATAGTGTGCTTACTAAGTTAAGTCCAGTTGGACCTACCTTTGGGGGAGGACTAGAAGGACTAGATTTTTCTGCACTAGACAGTGAAGCATACAACGTAGGACTTAGAGACTACAATGCACTAAGTGATAAAGAACAGAGCAGAGTAAAAAGACTCGTGCGTTCTGAAGCCATAGGTGAGGGAGATCTTGGTATGGCAGCAGTGTTTAGATCTGTTCTTACTAGATATGGTTTAACAAAAACAGGTGCTGTGCCACTAAATACCTTTAATCCCGGAATAAATCTGTCAGGTACAAACACACAAGCTCCAGCAGCTTTAACTAAAGAAAACTTAACCTTTAATGATATTATAGATGGACGAAGAGCAAAGAGAGATGGAAATGTAATCTTTCAATACTCTCCTGTTGATGATAAGTCTATAAACAAACCATTAACAAAAACACAAAGAGAAGCGGTAGATAGATCTATAACTCTAGCAACAAATACAACAGAGTTTGCCAAAGAACTGTATAAACAAAACTTGAATCAAGATCAAGTATTTGAGATTATAAATGCTACAAACTTTAGACGCTTTGATGCTCCCGGAGCAGACGCTGGAAATCCAAAGCTCTTTGACCATTTGTTTGACTCAGGAGGTAATCAACCGTTTAAGGCTAACGTACAACAGATAAAAGATTTAACTAATAAGGCTTTGCAGTTAGATAAACCGACACAAGAGTATTATGGACCAGAGGGTTTTCAAAACATAATAAAACCACAACCAGTAGATACAACAGGACTTTATGGTAGAGGATTTACACCATCAGATATTCAACCTCTTGAGATAGAGGAGATGGACTTACCACCTGCGGAGGGTGTAACTCCTGCAGTAGAAGTCATAGAGGGCGGTACAACAGGCTCAAAAGCTAGAAGAGACACTCAGCTTAGACCTGATACTCAAACAGGTGTAAATCAATTTTTAACACCAACCGATGTGTCTGCAGGATCTGCAGCAAGAATAGATGATGACATGGCTAGAGCAGGGTTTGGTTCTGTCAGTGCATCTACATTTCCTGATGCGCTTAGTCAACAAGAGCTTGGTTTTGCTGACACTACACCAGCAGATCCTTATGCTCCACCAGATCAGCCTCGTCAGGTTACAGACCCTAAAGCATTTCTAAGAAGAAGGGAGCAGGATAGGTTGAAGGCAGAGGCTGCAGAAAAAGCGAGACTAGAAGCCGAAGCAGCAGAGAAAGCGAGACTAGAAGCCGAAGCGGCAGAGAGAGCAAGATTACAGAGAATAGCGCAAGAGAAGAAGATATATGAGGAAACACAAGCAAGAATAGCAAAACAGATGAAAGACGCTGCTATAGAACAGCAACAAAAGAAAGCGAGACTAGAAGCCGAAGCAGCAGAGAAAGCAAGACTAGAAGCTCTTAAAAAAGATAGAGAAGAAAGAGATAGGATTAAGAAAACCAATCAAATGAATCAAGCTCGAAACGAGGTCATTATGGCAGGAGGCGATCCTTTTGAAGCAGATAAAGCGGCACATGCTGTATTCTTAGATCAGTCTGATGCGATTAGAAGAAACGAGGAACTTAACAGAGGTAAAACACTAACGCAAGTCATACAAGAAGAAAACAGAAGAGAGGAAGACTCAGGTGGAGGCTCTGGCGGTGGTGGAGGTTTTGGAGGAGGCTCTTCAGGAGGTGACGACAAAATTGTCTGCACAGAAATGTATCGACAAACACAATTAGTTGACTGGCAGAAAGCCATGAAGATATGGGATGTATATCAGAGAAGATACCTCACACCAGAACATCAAATAGGATATCATTGGTTGTTCAAGCCGTATGTTAAAGGTATGCAAAGAAATAGATTATTAACAAAACTAGGTGCTATTCTAGCAAAGAGGAGAACACAGCACCTAAAACATATTCTCACCAAGGGTAAAGCGAAAGATGACTTGGTTGGAAAACTATGGTGTAGTATTATACACCCAATAGTACACAAGGCAGGAAAGATTAAAAACTTTCTTGATAGTAAAACGAAGGCGACCTGATGAAAATCAGCCCCAACAATAGGAGTAAATATTATGCCAGAGTTAGAAAACGTAGAAAAAGTAAA